GCAAAACAATTATTAGATGAGGCTACAAGAACAGGTACATCTTCTGGTTCAGAAGAGTGGGCAGGTGTTGCGTTACCTTTAGTAAGAAGAATCTTCGGTTCTATCGCAGCTAAAGAATTCGTTTCAGTTCAACCAATGAACTTACCTTCAGGTCTTATTTTCTATATGGATTTCAAATATGGTACTAACACAACTTTAGGTAGACCAGCTTCTGGTTCTTCTTTATTCGGTAATGGTGGACAATTCGGTAAAGATTCTCAATCTCCTACAGGAAACAAATTAGGTTCAACTCAAGTAGCTGAAGGTGGTTTGTATGGTGCTGGAAGATTCGGATACACAATCAACGATACTACTGCTGCAGCAACTGCGGTTGTAGCTTCTGGTTCTGCATCTGATTTTATCGGTAACGAAACATTATCTGCATCATTCGCAGCAACTCCAAATGCTTGGAGAAAAGTAACAGTAGGTTTACCTGCTGATGCTGATTATAATGGCGTAAGAGCATTCAAAATCTCTGGTTCTACTGCTGTAACTTTGTTCCCTGAATTAACTACATTGACTAATGGTTCTGCATCATTCTATGTATCTTCTTCAGCGGTTCCATTAGCAGCTACTGCATTTGAAACTCAAACTATTACTTACCATACTCAGCCAACCGATATCTCTAGAGGAGACTTTGAAGATAGAGGTTCTGACTTAGCTATCCCAGAAATCGAATTAGAATTGAAATCTGAGCCTATCGTTGCTAAGACAAGAAAATTAAAAGCAATTTGGACACCGGAATTAGCTCAAGACTTAAACGCATACCATAGTGTAGACGCTGAAGCTGAGTTAACTCAAATGTTGTCTGAGTACATCGCTTTAGAAATCGACTTAGAAATCTTAGAGATGTTACAACAAAACGCTTTCACTACTGACTATTGGTCTGCAAGAGTTGGATATGATTACAATTCTGCAACTGGTAACTTCGCAGTTGATTCTAACGCAGCTGCTGCTTCTGCTTACACAAAGAGCACTTGGTACCAAACTTTAGGTATTAAATTACAAAAAGTTTCTAACAAGATTCACCAATTAACAATGAGAGGTGGTGCAAACTTTATGGTTGTATCTCCAAACGTTGCTACAATTTTAGAATCAATGAATGGTTTCTCTGCTAACCCAGGTAAAGATGCTTTATCTTTCGCAGCAGGTGTTACTAACATCGGTTCTATCTCTAACAGATATGACGTTTACAAAAACCCATACATGACAGAGAACGTTATCTTAATGGGCTTCAAAGGTTCTAACTTCTTCGAAACAGGAGCAGTTTACGCACCATATGTACCATTGATTATGACTCCATTAGTTTATGACCCAACTAACTTCACTCCAAGAAGAGGTGTTATGACTAGATACGCTAAGAAAATCGTTAGACCAGAATTCTACGGTAAGATTGTCGTTGATGGTTTAAACACTTTATAATCTTTGAGTAGATTAGATAAGTAATAGACTTACAATAAAGAAAAAGGGAGAGTAGAAATACTTTCCCTTTTTTTATTTATATAATTCATATTTATAGTAGTAAAACTATAAATTTTTAATAATGTCTGTAAACACATATTGGTCGGGTTCAACCTACAATGCATTTTTATCAGCATCGGCATCATTAGACGCAACACCATTTGGAATATACGATAATGATAATGAATTTAAAACCGATGCACCAAAAACAGCAACTTGGGTAGCTAGAAGATTGGGATATCCTATTGTTAATATTGAATTGGATAATCAACAAATTTGGGCATGTTTTGAAGAATCAACTTCGGAATATTCTGCACAAGTAAATCAATTTAATCTTCGTAATAACCTTGATATTTTAAGAGGTCAACCAAAGAATAGAGTTGCAAATTATTCACAAACTTTGGTGGATGGTTCATTCTTACCTACGGCAATTCGTATGTCACAACAATACGGAACACAAGCGGGAGTGGGTGGTTCAACTTCAATACAAAAAGCATATGTTGATTTAACTGCATCGGTTCAAATATATGATTTAATGAATCAAGCAGTGGATACTAAAACTAATTTAAAATTTAATCAAATATTTAGTGGGTCATCTACCGTTGATGTAACAAAAGTATTTTATGAAGCAACTCCTGCAATTACAAGATTCTTTGACCCATATTCAGTAGGTGCGCAAGGTACATTGAATTTAATGAGTGAATTGGGATTTGGCAATTATTCTCCTGCCGCACAATTCTTAATGATGCCTTTGTATGAAGATATATTAAGAATGCAAGCAATTGAATTTAATGACCACATCCGTAAATCAACATTTAGTTTTAATATAGTAGATAATAAATTGGAAATATTTCCTGTTCCAAGTGGTATGGGATTGACTAGAATTTATTTTGAATATATGAGTAGAGATGAGTTTGAACATGATTCACAAACTATTCAAGCAGATTCACTTTCCGATTATTCCGACATCCCATATGATTTTATTCAATACTCAAATATAAATGAGGTTGGTAAACAATGGATTAGAAAATACACTCTTGCATTAACAAAAGAATTATTAGGAGCAATTAGAGAAAAGTATAGTTCGGTTCCAATTCCAGATGGTGATGTTAATTTAGATGGTGCAGCTTTAAGGTCAGAAGCACAGGTTGAGAAAGATGCATTGATAACACAATTGAGAGAAAATTTGGAAGAGATGAGTAGAAAGAATGTGATGGAAAATAAAGCACACGAATCCGACCATCACCAAGATATGTTGAGAAAAGTTCCTTTAAAAATATATGTAGGATAATATGCCAAAATTCTTAGTAGGTAGAGATATCGAATTTTTTAGAAATGTAGCTAGAGAACTGGTTGATACGGTTGTCGAAAATACTTGTGTATTGTTTAAAATAAATTTGAATGAAACGAAAGTAAACATTTATGGTGAAGCTATGAATAAAACATGGCATCCTGGAATTGAATTATATACATTGATTGATAAAGAACCTGAATCGGCTAGATATGAAGGATTTGGTTCCGATACCGACCAAAATATAACTTTTAAATTTGATAGATTGTTATGTGAAGAAAGAAATGCATATCCTGAAATAGGTGATATTATATTTTTTAATGAAGCTTATTTTGAAATTGATAATACAACCGAAATACAATTAATAGGTGGTTTGCCTAATGATGGTAGAAATTGGAGTATAGTATGTACAACATTTATGGTATCTAAATCTAATTTAAATATCGAAGAAAGAATAAAATAATTATGTCAGTAAATCCACTAAAACCGAATTTAAATAGAGGAAATGAAATCAAATCTACAAAGAGTGATTTAAAACAAAGTATTAGTCTTTTTGATATAGATTATGCTATGATGTCTTATTTAGAAGATACCGCCTTACCCGCATTGGAAGATGGAAATGGTAAATCTATAAAAATTCCTGTAATATATGGTAATTCGGAAAGATGGAATGGTTCTCGTAGACAGGGTGTATTTAGAGATGCAAAAGGTAAAATACAATTACCATTAATGATGATTAGAAGAACATCAATTGCAAAAGATGATACGATGCCAATGTTAAATAGACATGTATCATATCAAGGTATAACAAAATATTCAAAAGATAATAGATACGATAGATTTACCGCATTGGGTGGTAGTGTAAAACCAAAATATGAAGTATACAAAATAACTATGCCAGAATATATCGAAGTTAGTTATGAGTGTATGTGTTGGACATCTTTTACCGAACAATTAAATGCGGTAATAGAACAACTACAATATACATCATCATATTGGGGCGACAAAGAAAAGTTCAAATTTAGAACATCATTAGGTGAATTTAATATTATAAATGAAGTTGGTGAAGGAACGGAAAGAATTAATAGAATTGAATTTAGTTTATCAGTTAAAGCTTATTTACTTCCAGAAAAATTTGATGGAGAATCACCAATTAAAAAATCAATGTCTACAAAAAGAGTAGTGGTTTCAACCGAAACGGATGTGACTGGAAATGGCAGATTGGAAGGTATGTTAACTACACCATCACCATACTATGATAATAAAGATTTGATTGACTTTTTATCTTTAAATAATAGTAAAGTAGTTCAAGGTGGAGTTAACACTGCTACATTTACAGATATAAAATTAATAAAAGCACCAGCTGCATTGTCAACTGTAATTACAAGTGGACTAACAATTGGAGATAATTCGT